CAGAACCAAAAAACTCGATTTGAAAACGACCATAACGGTGTTTCGCTACTCACGTCGCCCGATTCGGGCACGACAGGCGAAGGCGGCGACATTATCGTGATCGATGACCCGCATAACGTTGCGGACGCCACATCGGCAGCCGAGCGGCAGAACGTGCTCGATTGGTTCGACCAGTCGATTAGCACGCGACCTAATGACCTCAAAAGTGCAGTCAAGGTTATTATCGGGCAGCGGGTCCACGCTGAGGATTTGTGCGGGCACTTACTCGCAAAGGGCGGTTGGACGCATCTCTGCCTACCGGCAGAGTATGAGACCAATCACCCGGCACCTTGTGCCGACGATTGGCGAACCGAAGAGGGCGACCTGCTTTGGCCGGAACGGATCGGGCCAGCGGAACTTGCCCAACTCAAGCGCGATCTTGGCAGCTATGGCACTGCAGGCCAGCTCCAGCAGCGGCCCGCGCCGGCAGAAGGCAATCTCGTAAAAAAAGAGTGGTTGCGCTGGTATACGGCGCTGCCCGCGAACATCAATCGATGGGTGCAGTCGTGGGACCTACCGTTTGGCAAGTCGGCGACCTCGGATTATGCAGTCGGGCAGGTGTGGGCTATTGTGGGGGCTGACGCCTACCTGGTAGACCAGGTTAGAGGCCGATGGGACTTTCCTGAGCAACTTGCGCAGCTCAAGCGGCTGAGCGAGCGATACCCGGAGGCCACACGGAAACTCATTGAGTCCGCAGCAAACGGCAAGGCTCTAATCGACACGCTGAGACCGCAAATCGCAGGCCTTGTGCCGGTTATAGTGGCAAAAGACAAGACAACCCGACTGCAGGCCACTTTGCCGCTTTTCGAGGCTGGCAATGTCCACATCAAGCAAGGCGCACATTGGGCTGATGAGTGGGTGACTGAGCTCACGACATTCCCTGGCGCGCCGAATGATGACCAAGTTGATGCCACTTCCCAGGCGCTTTCAAGCGAACTTCTCCGACCTGTTTACAATCCGCGAGTTGACGCGGTTTAGGATACCCTATGTTCGATAAGGTTCTTCGACGACTCGGTTATGTGCCCAAGAGCGCGCTTCGCGCAAGCGAACGCAAGAGCATCGGCAATACGTTCATGTCGCTCTACCCCTACGGCGATGTGGGCGCGAATTGGTCTTCGATGAACAACTTCGGCGCGTATCTCACCGAGGGCTATGAGCTCAACTCGTGCGTCTACTTCTGCATCAACCTTGTGGCAAACACGGCGGCGCGCGTTCCGTGGAAGCTCATAAACATGAAAACTGCAGAAGAGATCGAAGATCACCCGATTTTGACGATTATGGACCGGCCCAACGTTATGCAGGGCTGGTCTGGTATCCTCCAATATGCGATCACGGATTATCTGCTCGCGGGCCGATCATACATCAATCTCTATGGCGCGCCCAATCGCCCGGCAACTGAGATGTATGTTCTTCGGCCTGACTACGTGATTCAGCAATACAACGATTTTCGCGAGCCCTATTTCCTGTATTCGGGTGGGGCCGATGAAGCCGCGCAGAGTATTGGCCTCAATCAGATGGTATTCCTGCAGTGCACGAACCCTCGGCGCACGATTAACGGTCTGAGCCCGCTACGGCCTGGCGCGCGGTCCATCGATCTGAATAACAAGGGCCGTGAATGGAACAACAACCTTCTGCAGAACGGCGCGAAGTTATCCGGCGTCTTCACAACGCCGCCCGACGCCCGGCTTGACGATGCAACCTATAAACGGCTTAAATCTGAGCTGACCGATAACTACCAGGGTGCCCGCAACGCGGGCAAATCGATCCTGCTTACTGATGGAACCACGTTCACGCCGTTGGAGCTCACGCCTGCCGAAATCAGTTGGCTCGATGGGCTGAACCTGAGCGCACGCGAGATATGCGCGATCTTCGGGGTGCCCCCGGTACTTTACGGTGATACCGAGCTCGCGAAATACTCCAACTATGAAACGGCGCGGCTGTCGCTTTACACCGAGACCGTTGTTCCGCTTGTCGACTATATCGCTGACGAGCTTAACCATACGTTCGTGCCGCAGTATGGCGACGATCTTGAACTGCAGCCGTGTTGGGATGCCTGCGAGGCTCTTGCGCCAGTCCGCAAAAATCAAGAGGATTTTCGGTCCTCGATCTGGACCCGCGCAAGCGTCGCTTACAAAAGCGGGCTGATAACACTTAACGAAGCACGCGAGGAAGCGGGTTTGGAACCTACGCCTGCAGGCGACGAATTCGCAAAGCCACAAATGACCCCGTTCACTGAGCCCGTGCCGGAGGCAGGAACGGTGAAAAAGAATGCGTGTGGTTGTGGCTTGGAACACAAAACGCTCCCCGCAATGAGCCCGCACGAGGTGAGCCTGGCGGCTACAATGGATGAGTTTTTCAGTCAACAACTGCACGAGGGAGTCGACAATCTCAACAAGGCGATTGATGGCTGATGACTACCAACGATGTGATTCATCACATGTTCCCCGATTACGATTCGTGGGACATTCGCCTCAAGGCGCTGCTCGACTCCAAACTGCAGACGCTACTCGCTGTCGGCGCGGATGAAATGGCTCACCAACTCGGCATAGCGGCCTCGTGGAATGTCCACAACCCGGAGTCGATCAAGTTCCTCAGCAACTACACAATTCGACTTGCAAAGCAAATCAACGGCACCACTGAGCGCACACTTCGGCAGATCATCAGCGATAAAATCGCCGACGGCAAAACGCTGCGCGAGATTCGAGACGACGTTCAGCAGGCGCTGCCCGACATTACGCGGGCGCGTGCTGAGATGATAGCGCGCACGGAAACAGCACGAGCACAGGAGGCCGGTCGGCATTATCAAGCGCAGGACGCCGGCGCGGTTCGCAAAGTTTGGTCTGCCGATGCTGCCTGTTGTGAGTTTTGCGCTGAGGTAGACGGTAAGACTGTTGATATCGAATCGGACTTTTTTAGCCAGGGCGATCAAATCAAACTCGACGACGATGGTCCCAAAATGGCGCTCGATTATGAAGATGTAGGATATCCGCCCTTGCACCCAAATTGCGGTTGCACGCTCACCTACGATTTTGCAGACGGCACGAGCGAAACAGGCGACGAAGGAGACTGATTTTCGATGGAGTTCAAAACTCTTTCCATAATCCCAAATACCGAGCAGGTAGGCGAAGGTGTTGTAACTGGATATCTCGCGGGTTTTAACGTGCTCGATAGCGTCGGCGATATCATTCTGCCCGGCGCGTTCACGAAATCTATTCAGGAGAACGGCCCGACTGGCACGCGACGAATCAAGCATCTGTGGATGCACGACCAGGGCGTTATTCTCGGCACATACGCCGAGCTGACTGAAGACGAATTCGGCCTGAAATTCACCGTGCCGATCACGCCTACCACATTTGGGAAGGACGTTCTCGAACTCTATCGCGCTGGCGACATCAACGAACATTCTATCGGCTTTATCTCGGTCAAATCGAAAATGATTCCGTCTTCTGATTCGCGATTCAAAAAAATTCGCCAGCTTCAGGAAGTCCAGCTTTTTGAGGGGTCAGCGGTAACAATTATGGCCGCAAACCCCAACACGCCCACACTTAGCGTGAAGAGTGGCGACCTAATGCCTCGACTGCTTGGACTAAAATCGATGATCGAATCCGGCAAACTATCGCCGGATGACATACTCGCCCGAATCAACGCGCTTATTGGCGGGGAGCCCACACTGCAACCTGAGCCGGAAGTCAAAATTGATTCCACTCGTGATCTGCAGCCGTTGGATACTCAGCTTGATAATCTGCGTCGATGGGTGAGCGAACTCAAAAACTAACAGGAGATACACTCTGATGACGACACCCGAAGAATTGGAAAAAAAACAGTCCGCGCTTGAAACCGAGATGAAAGACGGTATCGCGGCCATTCGCAAATCTATCGAGACCGGCGCGAGCAAGGCCGATGTGGAGGCGATTGAAGCCAAAGTCGCCGCGAGCCTCGAAGCGCTTGAACTGAAGCTCGGCAGGCCGAAAACAGATGCGGGGCAGGCCCCGCAGATCGACACAAAAGATCAGCGCGAAAAAGACGTTCTTGAATCGAAGACCAACTTCTTCGATTGGATGCGGACGGGCGATGACGCGAAGCGGCAGACCGCTTACGCGAAGTCACCGCTTTGCGAGGAATACAAGACAATCCCGAGCTTTGATACTGGCGCGAATGACGGCGGCGCGTTGGTCTTGCCGGAGATTTACGAGCAGATTCTTCGCAATCTCTTCCTAATGAACAACATCAGGCAAAATGCTGGGGCAGCGCGAACACAGTTCGGGGAACTGGACGTTCCGTTGTCCGATTCTGCATTCGCGGGCGGCTGGGTTGATGAGACCACAACCACGGATTCTCAGTCTGGTTCAACTCTCGGCAGGCCGGTAACAACTGTCGCTAGCATCGCCAACAGTAAGATCGTTGTGCATGAGGTTTATGCGCAGCCGATGGCATCGAATCGATTCCTGCAGACCTCGCGAATCAACAACATCGAGGGCTGGCTTGTGCAGCAGGTCTCCGACAAGATCAACGAGATTTCAGGCACTGCGTTCGTGGTTGGCACGGGGGCCGCTGATGGTTCCGGCGCACAGCCGCAGGGCCTTATGGTCACTGGTAACGGCGTCCCGCGAGTGCGGACCGCTGGCGGCGTAATCACTGGCGCGGCCATTGCTGAGACGGACATCCTCAGCACAGCATATTCGCTCAGGCCGCAATACCTACAGAAGGCTAAGTGGTATCTGCATCGCACACTGATGGGCCATATCGCGAGCCTCAAATCGAGCACAGGGCTCTATTATTTCATGCCGAATCTCTCCAGCACTGAGCCGGGAACCCTGCTGGGCTATCCGATTGAGTTCTTGGAGTCGGCTCCGACCTACGCCAACATCGCCGCGAGCACGAACGCGATTCTGTTCGGCGATCTTTCCTCGGGCTACATGGTTGTCGACGGCGCGGCCCTGACGATGATTCGCGACCCATACACCCACAAAGGTTGGGTGCTGTTTTACGCTTCCGCATTCGTCGGCGGCCACGTGGTCAAGCCGGAAGCGATGGCGCTTCTGCAAATGGCTGCTGCCTAATAGCCGCTTCGCGACTAGAAGAGACTGATTCCCAAGTAAGCCCCGAAATATAGAGTTTTGGGGCTTACTTACTTTTGGAGGCACCTAATGAAGATCAAGTTTAATCGTGAATATCCTATCGCGCTAGATGGCGTCCGCGTTACATGGTTTGCCGATGGGCAGGAAACCGATCAGATCAGCGACGACATCGCCCACGATCTGATCGCTGGCGGCGTCGCCGAGGCTGTGGATACGGTCGAAGTGCAGCCTATGGAAGTGGAGACCAAAGAAGAGCCTGTTACTGTCGCCGTTGCGGATGCCGTCACTGGCACCGATCCCGAATCTGCGCAAAGCGCAGACGCAATCGAGACCAAGGAAAAGCCTAAAACGGGCGTAACCCTGTAGGCTATAGGATATTATGAGAATCATCTACCAGCCCGTCAACAACGATGGAACCGCATACGCAGGGTCAGACACGCCGACCGTCGCCATTGCCAAGCTCGGCACGATTGAATACGCTTGGAACGGCACGGCTTGGGTTACATCAAATGGCATCGATCTGCCAATGGCGGGCTTAGGCGCGGGTAGTTGGTATCTCGATATTGACAATGGCAATTTCGATCCCGTGAGTCAGTATCAGATTTTCGCGCAGACAGCCGGAACATCGAACCCCGGCGGCCCCGCGTTGACCGTCGTGAATACCGGAACTCTCGCAGAACTGCAGATCATCTACCCGTGGGCTCCGGGCCTCATCTCGCTAGCGGACTATAAAACGTTTTACGGCACCGTGCCCTGGACTGATGGGCAGATCAATATGATGATAATGGCCATCACCCAGCAGATTGGCTCGCTATGTCATCGCAATTTCGTTGTGCAGGCATACGACGAATGGTATAGGGTTGCAGACTACACCAAACTTGTGCTGAATCAATACCCTATCGTTTCGGTAGAGAGCATCGCGCAATACAACACACAGCAGGACGCGGGCAGCCCCATCATAAACTACGACATTTATGATCCCGACGCGGGCATGATCAGCTTCGACGGCAACGATAGCATACTGCATTATCTGACATCTTATTCCGCGATTGTGATGAATATGGACTTCTGGTATCGGGTGCAATACCATGCGGGGCTGGCCGTAATCCCGCTTGATCTCCAGATGATTGCTATGGAGATGGTGACCACACAGCTTGCATCTGCACAGCGCGATAAAAATACACGTGACGAGAAGATCGGTGAGTATCGTTATCGAGTGGAAGACCCGGCGATGGCCGCACTGGAGTTCGAGCGGCGCCTTGCACCTTACCGAAAGGTGAGGTTATAGCCATGTCCCCGGAGATGGAAGGCAGCGTTGTATTAGAGATCAAAACCGCGATTGTTGAGATCAAGAGCGATATCAAGAACATCAACGAAAAACTCGGCGGCTATATCCCACAGGCGTGTATCGAGCATAACGGCGACATCAAGACTCTCAAAGAGAAAATCAGCACGCTCGAAGCAGCCCATGGCGCAATGATCTACTGGTTGATTGGAGCGTTAGGGCTAAGCCTACTTAATGGCGCTTCGCTAGTGATTGGTTACATTCTGAATCATCTGTTGGTTCCCAAATGAGCTTCACTAATCTTCTCAACATCACGGCTGCAGTATCGCGGTCCACGCATACGCAGGACGCCATAGGGGCCGTAGTGACGACCTGGACGCAGACCATAGCGGCGGTGCCCTGCAGGATTCGACATCTGACATTTCAAGAGGTCGAGATGAGCGGCACCGTGGGTCTCAAATCCACCGACCGGCTCTACTGCCTGTATGGGCCAGATATCCGCGAGGGTGATCTTATTTCGGCCAACGGCAAAAGCTATGCCGTTGTGCATTGCGATGATAAGGACCAAATGCACCATCATTTGGAAATTGAATTGCGAGAGGTTCATGAGTAGTAGCGGAAGCGGAGTTGATTGGGATTCGTCGGCGCTCGAAACCGCTGTGATCGCGGTCGGCAATAGACTGCTGAAACAAATGGCGCTGGGAATGTCGGACGATATCCGCAAGGATATGCAAGAGGAAAAATCTGGCATTAAATACAAACGGATGCGTCGTGCTTCGTCCGCACCTGGTGAGTCGCCAGCGACACAGAAAACCGACCTGATGAAATCGGTCCAAGTCGAAGATGTTCACCCGCTTCTGAAACTGGTAGGCACCAATCTTCCATATGGCCGTTTCCTCGAACTAGGAACCAAGAACATCAAGCCGCGCCCATGGTTGCGCCCTGCATTCGTGCGACTGCTCGCCAACTCGGCGAAATACCGACCGGAGTAGATAGCTTCGCTATGTTAACTGAACTTCTCACAGCAATCAAAACCCAGTGGAGTAGCGTGTCGGAAACGGTCCCGCTCTGGTATCAGGAAGTCCCGCAGGACGCTACCCACAACTCGACAACCGGGGCCGAGGCGTTACCGCCAATCTATGCGATCTATTTTCCCGTGCCGCGCACACCAATGGCTAAACTGCTGCTCGGCGGTGCGCGTATAGATGACACGCTGATACAGTTTTCCGTCTTTGCCTCACAGAGCCCCGAGCTTGCGAAGCAAATTTCGCCACTCGCGGCGCTCGCATTCGCCGACGAAGTGTGCGCAGTTTTTGACAATTTTCAGCTCGCCCTCACGGGCGATAGCTCATGTATCACAATGCGTCGAACCGGTCTATGGCCGGATGCTGACCCCGATGGGGGCTATGTCGTTCACATCGAATACCAGGCCAGCACATACTCTCCCTAACCTAGGAGGTTAAGTCAAAGTGCCAGACACT